TAATCAATCAATGCAACCAGACAATTGTGAAGAAATACTTGAATTCATTGGGGACTTATATGGTGAAACTGGATGGGGGAAACTTAGCTATATATTTAATAATTTAACAGTGTATCACTATAATAGCTATAACACTGATGTAATTGTAAGTCAGGGTCAACTAGGAGGTATCGAGGGGTGGATGAATCCGGTCTGGACACTAATAACATTACAACAGGTAAAATTAATGCGGTATAATACTGATTTAGTAATTCCACAATTGCAGACTTATTCAGATGATGTTGTAATGATTGTAGATCTGATTAAACCCACTCAAGAGTCAATAAATGATGTCTTGAATAAAGTCTCAAAAGAAATGTTCAAACTAGGATTTGTTGTGAAGCCATCACAATCAGCTGTAAGTAAAAGTCGGGTGACACTCCTAAGGCAACATAGTGTTAGAGGGCGGAAAGCTGATTCAACACTAAAAAAGTTATTGTCTGTCTCAACTTGTAACAATGCCAGAATATACTCAGATGAATTTGAAGTAGATGGAATTGCCTCGACTATTTCTAGTGCAATGGAAGACACATACCATATTAAGACCTGTTTATTTTTGAAATGGTACAAAGTTACTTATTTAACTTCATACTTATTAGGGTCACTGTTTGGGGAGAGGAGAGAAAATAGTATGTTAAGTCCTCAACATATCCCTAGTTATATTAGCAATATTTTATATAATCATGACTCATCTTCTATAACTATACCTCTAATGACAAATGATGATGCAAAGAAAATCATTCTAATAAATGCAAGTCGTGCAACAGATTTATTAGGGAATGATTACAGTAAGGATGCTTTTAGAGAATGGTTAAAAGAAATTACTACCACAACATTAGAATCTGAAATGACAAAACAAATAGGAGATATAATGACATATCTAATTTCTGAGAATGAATTTCTCCAATACTTATTGTTTTATGTTCTAATAATGCCGCAATCATTAGGAGGATTGAATGTACCATTATTAATAAATGAATCTCTCAGTGGCCACAGTGATTCTGTTTATAAGATATTGTATCAAGTGCATAGAATGATAAAGAAATCATTTGTAGAAAGAGACTTCTTTTTTAATTGTATGACTCAATCATTAAAATATTATTATCGAGAAGATGAGGAATTACATCCGAGGAATGTCATCAATTCAAAATGGTTAACGAGTACTAGAGTCCATCCTGCAAAAGCATCATTAAATAGAGAAATAATGAGTGTTATGGCAAGGATGAATAAAAATAAGAAATTGATAAAGATATTTGAGTATAGGAATATTGAGAATGAATTAAGTGAAAAATTGGTCAAGATATTTAAGGAGAATTTCAGTAATAGAGTCTGTCAATTCTATTATGAGAATTCTATATTGTCAATTGTTCAACATTTATTGAGGAAATTAGAGACAAGTACATCTTTAATTAATAGGATAAATAATTTAAAATCATTCAAGAAAAAAATGTCAATTAGGGGAATTAATAATGCACTCTCACTGTTTGGTGAACATGATAAAACATTTGGTAAAATTGATAAGTATACTGATATATTAACATATCTCATCGATAGAAGAAGTAAAATAGCTATGAATATTAATTTTGTAGATATTGAAGAGCCGCTCTATGATCATTCCCTTTATGAGACAGATGGAGAACATTCATTAATAAGAATATATCCAGCAACCCCTATAAAATATCAAGACAAGAAATTAACATTCAAGAAAGGAACAATGGTCTCATCAACTTTATATAAGGGTGAAATAAAGGAAGATGATGTATTATTAGAGACACGTGAAGAAATCTTAGTTTCAAAATTGGTTGCTGTAACAAAATGGTCTATATTAAAGGCTATAAAGGAGATCAAACAAAGTGATGATCATTTGGAATATGATTTCATACAGGCTTGTAACCTCTCATTATCAACATTAACTGATTCTAACTTTGATGATCTATATTTGTATGCACCTTTGAATATGGGTGGAGAAATTTTACACAGAATACCAAACCAAAAGTTTAAATCTCATACTTCATCTCGAATCCTACCAAACACAGTACAGTATATAGGATCATCTCTAAATCAGACTGAGATAAATGATAGGAAGTTAGATAATAGTAACATCAATTTCGAGTATCTAAGAATGAGATTGATATTGATGCACTCCCTAAAGTACTTATACAGTAATGAACCAATAGGAGTGTATTTTTATGGACTAGCAGATAACAATAATATCAGGTCTGTAGAAGACTACACACCAATGTTAAGGCCAAAAGTAGGGCCATTAGAAGTATTACATCAAATTGATTCAGATCAATTCAAATGTCAAAAAGAACGAGTCTCAATAACAACTGCAGCCTATATGTATCATGAGGATATAAGTGTAATCCTGGATCAAGATCAAAAACATAGGATAAGAGATATAGATGAAATAATCCAAGAAAGAGACTTAGAGATCATGCTAAATTATTATTATGAGATGAGTAAAGAATTCATAATACTTGATGATGAGATCACCAACAAAT